TGCTTCGTTCAAAGCTGGTGGAATGGCCAATAGAAACTATTTCCTTATTCCACAATCCAGAAGTTTCCTTATTGCTAACGAAAAAGATTTCCTGCTTGGTGGTGATGGTGTATTACAGAAAGCATGGGATATGATGTATTTCATTGACAGAAATACTGACTGGAGTAAACGTAGGCAGTACATTAGTACACAGATGGAACGTAGAGCATCCTTCAGGGAGAGCTTTCAGGGTGTTGAGATTGAACAAGGATATATGTCTACTATTATCGGGAGAACAACAAAGAATGATCCCGGGAAAGTACGTGGTATTCGTGGCAAACTAATTTACCTGGAAGAAGCTGGAAAGGATCCATACTTTCTGGAGAAGTTCCGAATACTTGTTAACTCTGTAAAACAACAGAGAAAGGTCTTTGGGTTTATTCTTGGCTCAGGTACCGGTGGTCAAGAGGGTAGTGATTTTAAAGGACTAACAGAAATCTTCTATCATACCGATGGATATAACTGTTTTGGTATTCCGAATAAATGGGATAGGGCGTCCGAGCACAAACTATGTGGCTATTTCTGGCCTGTTCATTTGAATTCTGAAGGATTTATGGATCCTGATGGCAACTCAGACCTTGTTACAGCTGCAGCATTTGAAAGAGAGGAACGTGAACGTATTTCAAACAATGTTACAGAGAGGCATACGCTAGTTCGCCATAAAGCTGAGAATCCATTTAATCCAAAAGAGGCTACACTAAATATGGAAAAGAGTGTATTGCCAACTGCAGAACTGGAAGATCATCTGAACGATCTGGAGACAAGTCCACTCCGATTACATTATGGTAGAAATGGCAGGGTATCCAAAGATATGACTGGCTCAATCAAGTTTAAGGAAGATGAGAAGGCTGTTCCAATTGATTCGTTTCCATGGGATAAGAAGCATAATGAAAGCGGGTGTACAGTAATTTATGATAGCCCTATAATTATGAACGGAAAGGTTCCGGATAATCTTTATCTTCTTGTCAATGACCCATACTATCACGATCAAAGTACTGGCCCATCCCTTGGAGCATCATACATCTATAAGAAAATTAACAACATATCCACATTTCGGATGGACACCATTGTTGCGGCTTATGTTGGTAGACCAAAAACACTGAATGATTATCTTCGTAATATGTTTCTATTGGCAGAATATTACAATGCTAAGATATCATTTGAAATTGATCGTGGTAGATCTATTTTAGATCATGCCAGGCAAAGCAAGAAATTGAATATGTTACAACAGGAATTTGAGTTTAAGTATAATACGCAGATTCCAAAGAGTAAAATCAAGCGTGGATATGGATTTAAGATGAGTTCTGGAATGAACGATCCTGTAAGAACTATTGGCGAACAGTATCTTGCAGATTGGTTACTTCGTGAACGTTCTATAGACGAAGATGGAAATCTTTTACTTAATTTGCACTTAATATATGACAGAGCATTAATACAGGAATTATTAGCATATGGTGATGGTGGCAACTATGACAGGGTTGATGCCATGATTCAACTGATGTATTTTATTAAAGAAGTAGCACATGTTCCGGCAATGGAAGATTATGCAGTAGAAAAGGGTAGTTTCTTCGATCCACAACGAATAGCAAAGTTCTATCAACACGAAAAATGGTATTAAAATGAACGATTACACAGTTACAAATGTTCCTGATCAGTTAAAAAAATCAACAGAAAAGAAAGCCGAGGACTTTCAGCATTATAAAGACACCATTGATGCGTATATCTCGATGTCAAAGTTTGCTGAATACGAGGACGACAAAGAAGATCTGGAAACATGGTATAAGGTTTATAATGGAGAAAAGATTGAAGGCCACTATGCTGCCTTTGAAGATCCATTTGGAACGAAAGACACTACAAATCCACTACCACTTAATGATGTAAAACCTTGGAATGTGATCCGTTCTAATGTTGATATCATTATAAATGAAAAGAACAAGCGTCCATGGAATTATACTTCGGTAATAAGAAGCGATGATGCTATATCAAGGCGTACCGAAGAAATGGAAACTGCTATCAAGGATGCTATGCGCAAGTCTATTGTCAATATGGCTAATAAGGATGGGCGTAATACTGGCGTACCAATGCAGGATGTTCCTTCAATGGAGAGTATTCAACTGCAGTACGAAACTTCATACCAGGACAAAAGAGCTATCAGGGCACAAAAGATAATGAAGGTTGCTATATCAGAAGCAAATGTTCGGGAGAAATTAAATCGCGAAGGTATGCAGCACTGGGTTATTGGTGGGATGATTAAGACCTTTAAGGGTATTCGCCAAAATGGATTTGTATACAATGTTGTCAATCCACTCCATCTTGACTTTATAGGATCCAAAGATTATAAATATGGCCGGGATAAGGAAGCTGCTATCTATAGAGTGATGATGCCTTTTTCCAAAATAGTTGATAATTTCCGAGATATGCTTGATGAGGATCAGATCGAGAGATTATCACAAGGGCCTTCATGGGCTGACCAGCCAATTGATTATACAAAATTCGGTCTTCACAAAATGAACCAGAATAATAATACTGGTGCCTTGGTAGAAGTTGTTCATTCTACTTGGCGTTCATTTCAATATATAGGGATTATTGACTATCTGGATGAGTTTGATGAACCACAAAAGATGGAAGTTGATGATACTTTCGATAAAAAGATATTTCCATATGCTATTATTGATGAAAAATGGGAATGGCGTACATGTGTTGATGAAACATACCGGATCGATGGTGATATATATATAGGGATGAATAGTGTTCCCTGGACCTCTCATAACAAATACAATCCATCCTTGGTTAATCTTCCATATAATGAGGTTAAGTTTTCAGACCTAAACGCTAAAAACACATCCCTTGTTAAAGAGGCATACATTTATCAGTTCTTCCATAACATCTGGAAGGCGAAAATGGAACGACTTATCTCTGTAGACAAAGGAGAGGTATCTATTATTGACAGAGCGTTGCTTGCTGAGCAGGGATTGGGCCAAGCTGATATCGACAAGGCTATGTATTTTATAGAAACACAGCATATTTTGTGGGTAGATTCTCGTAGAGATGATATGGGCAAGTTTGCTCATTGGGGATCTAAGATGAATTTCTCACAACATCAGGCAGTAGCTTCATTGATACAGGTGATAAATGCTTTACGTGAAGAACTTGATATGTCTATGGGAATTACTCCACAACGAAAAGGAGAGGTATCGAATTCCGCAGGCAAAGCTGCTACCGAGTATGCACTTGAAAGAAGCTATAATATATCTGAAGGTGTTTTTGTAGACTTTGAGAACTTCGAGGAAGAAGAATTAAATGATATTATTGATATTGCCAAGCGAGTATATTCTTCTGTTTCCGGAATGTTTATCGTTGATGGACTTCCCATCTTCCTGGATCCCGAAGAAGAAGATATCAGCGAAGAATCACTTGGAGTTTATATGTCAAAAGCATCTAAAGACAAAGCTAAGGTGGATAGTCTTCGTGCATTGGCACAACCATTTGCACAAAATGTTGGTAAACAAGGAATTACTCCTGACATGATTAAGTCAATTCTTGAAAGCGATAATATGTCCGAAATAACAATGGCCATGAAGAAAGCAGATATGGCTATTAAGGCATACGAAACACAACAGCAAGAGGCTGCACGTCAAATGCAACAAGATAAAATCGAGGCTGAGGCAGCAGACAAGCAAGCCGAAAGAGATTGGAAGACAAGTGAAAATGCTCTTGATAGAGAAAGGGATATCCGGGAGGCAGAAATTAAGTCAGCAGGGTTTGAACCAGAGACTCTTATTTCTGATATTGACACAACAGGAATTATTCGTGATGCAGATAAGATTCGTCAAGCATCTAGCAAGGCCCAAGCTGATCGGGAAAAATTAGGATTTGAAAAACAAAAGCATGCAGATGAACTTAAAGAAGCTGAAAAGAATCGAAAGCATGAGCAGAAATTAAAAGACAAAGATTTAAAGAATAAAGTAGTTGGAGAGAAATAATACCTAGCAATATATAATATGAATATGCTAGAACTTTTTTTTAAGAATGGATTATATTAGTGTTTAACCATAATAAATTTGAAGCATGGAAAATGATAGAATGGTAGATTACATTTTACCTGAAACATCAGATGAAGATGTAAGCGGAGCATCTGCAGAAGCAGAAGCAGAAGCACAAAGAGCTGCAGCCGCAGCCGCAGAAGCAGGAACAGGAGGTCAATCAGCAGAAGAAGAATCGGAACCCGATCCAGGTGGTGAAGAAGAAAGTTCTTTGTCTGAAGAAGAAATTTCCGAACAGCTAGAAGCAATACAGCAGAAACCAGAAACAGAACGAACTGAAGAAGAAAATAAGTTTGTTACTGATAATACTCCAAAAACTATTATTGATATTGCAAAAAATATTGCAGTTAGTCAGTATGGTGTTGAGTTTGGTGAAGAAGCTATTGACAATAGTGAGGACGGATTATCTGATTTACTTCGGAAGGTTTATGATACTGCCGGAGATACCTCTGTTAAGAGGACAATGGAAAAGTATCCTGAACTTGCCAGCATGTATGAGTATTTAGAAAATGGTGGTAGTGTCGAAAACTATCAATCAACCATGAATCCTGAATACGATTTTAGTGAGATTAAGTTTAATGCAGAAGCTCCTACAGAGCAAGATGAGCAGGTCATGAATTTCGTTATTGCCTATGATTTACATCACCAAGGGCATACACCAGAAGAAATTGACGAAATGATTGAAAGCTATGGCACTTCAGGAGTAAAGGCTTTTATTGCAAGTAAAACGTTAAGTAAACTTTCAACATCACAGACAGTAGCAAAACAGAACCTATTTAAAGATCAGGCTGCTCAGAAACTCGAAAATGAAAGAAAATTTAACGAGTACAAGGAGAATTACAAAACATTTTTAAAGAAAACGAAGGCAATTGGGCCATTACCTATTGCTGAGAAGGATAAGGATGAATATCATAATTTCCTTTTCAACCCACGTAGAGATTCAAAATTTCGTGATATTCCAATTGCACAAGAAATTACATATCATGCTCTCAACCCAGAGAGTCAATTGTATAACGAGAAAAAGTATCGTGATCTTCGAGAGTTCATAAACTATTCAATGTTTATGTATGACCGTGATCCAGCCTTTATAGAAAAGGTAGTAGCAAACAGAGCAAAAACGTTAAAAGCCGGTAAACCATTACCAGGCTTCACAGCCACAGATAGAATGAAAAATGCTGGTCAGCAAGGTAGCGGAAAGCAAGGAGAATTCGAAGGTACTCCAGCATGGACATAATAATTATAAAATTTTAATAAAATGACAACTGCCGTA